TCAAGTAGAGGAATAATCGATTGGAACCATGCTGTATCACGATATACAGGATGAATCCACGACTTCTCTAGAAACCATGGAATACGCTCGAGGACATGCCATGGCGCCTCAGGCTGTGGATTCCATTTCATATCTCCAATCGGACCATATGCATACTTTGTCTCAAGGGTATCATGATTCTGTAGAAGATAAATCAGACCCTCTGTTGCGCCGATTGGTGCCTCCTCCATTGTAGCCTTTGCCGTCGCAGACTTGAAAGTGAATTCACAATATTGACAGACGGGCACTTCAGCAACCTCCATCTGGAGTTGCATTTGATACCAATAATTCGGCGGTACTCCACCACCCACAATTCGCGAAGAGGGACACTTAATCTCCACTAGATTTCCAAGTAGGGCCTGATGCTTCGGATCCGTTCCAGTAATAAGACCATCGGGCGATGCCGCAAGTGACGCAATTGTAGGATGTCTGAGACGACCAAGATCCACAATAGTGGCGCCCCACTTTGCTTCAAGAATCTGCTTTGCCACCGGTTCAAATCGCGTACCCCAATCAAATGGCGTCATTTCCGCTGTCATACAAGACTTCTTTGGTGCGGGTCCTGGCGTAAGTGCCTCACGAGGTACTTTACTCATTACAAGTTGGCCACGAGCCCTGGGAGATCCGAATAGACTATAGAGTTCGCTTGCGGTGAGAAGTTCCGCTGTTTCACGATACCACTCATCCGAGCGCTGTACACTCTGCGGCTTTGCCTGTAGGTCACTAATTCGCGCCACTCTATCAAATTCAACCTTTATAAGAGCATTTGAAAGACATTTATATCCAATTTTAAAACAATCAAATACCTCATAAGTCTGCTCAGTAAATGTAGCACTCACATCACTCTCCTTCATAAGACTTGCTAGTTCTCTCTCCATGGTTGTCCACCATGTATCTCCAAGCGTGGGATGCAATGGAGGAGGTTGAACCTCTTCGATTGCATTCAGAAACTGTCCTGTACATTCAAACATTGTCGTATATTGTAACATAGTTTGAGTGTAATTCTCGTTAAAATTTATAGTCGGCTCACGCTTAGACCGTCGCGTCCTCCTTAGTCTCTGTAGGGCCTGTAGGACCAGTAGTGCCCGCCTTTCTACGAAATGTCACTGCATTGCGCTTTTCAAGAACCTGAAACATTACTTTTCCATCAGCTCCACGATGCATTACAAGGCCCTTAATCTCCTTGATCTTCTGCTCATCCTGGTCATAAATAACAGCATTCTTGCTATTGAGCAGTTTCTTTTCATTCGCCTTCATAATCTGTGCATCCAGTGCAGTCTTTTCAGGAGCAGTTAGCGTAAGGCGCACTGCCTCCTCATCGACAAACTTTCGTAGACGATTCAGACGAAGTCCACGCTCAAGACGATGCCACGGGCGCTTATAGGCATCATCCGCCTCCTGATTCAGGAAATTCACGAATGTATTCGTACTCGCATGTAGATTTGCGGCAAATGTCGAACCACTCAAATCTGTAGCGCCCGAACGCTTCTGAGTTTTTGAGCGATTCGAATTCATTCTATTAATACTATGTCATACGCCTTAAGGCACACACCTTTTTTGAATGGTAGTCAATGGTTCCACGAAGACTTCATCGATGCAGTCATTCCACTGATTTGTACTTGATGGAGTTTCACCTTGACCGGCCTTCAGCAGATAAAAAGTGCGCCAGCACTCCTCTGTCCCCTTCTGCTGAGTACGTGTCACCTCCTCAAAACTGTAGAAGTTCTTCAGATTCATTGACGCAATGTCAACTTCTACATAGAGAATCTTTCCTTCGCGCCATTTTGATTTGACGGCAAAGCCGTTTTCAGATAGCCAGAGGTCAGGTTCATCCGTTTCACAAATCTGTTTTCCGCGATTATCTACAAAGAGGGTTATTGGAACAAGTGACCATTTAATGAGGCTCGGTAGTTGTGATTTCGTATAAAAGGGGACAACAAACATCTAGTTGTAGTAGTAAAGGGTTCTTAAGATGGAGATACATGAACTCACTTCCGTACAACAACGCATGGTTGCAATCCCCTTACCACAAATGAGTCTCCGAAGTCGTCGTGAAGTGAGTGCTCTTGACCAGATTAATAGTCTTCATGTAGAACAATGGCAAACAGATGGACCTCAACTTCAAAATGATCGTCCTGAAATAAGTACTGCTGAAATTAAAGAGCAAAATAAATGGTTAAATCGGTCTCTTGCTGAGAATTTGGGTGCAGCGAAGGGAGATAATGCTGCGGCACAAAGCGCTATGGCATATCGCTATTCACTCGGCATTGGTGGGGTTAATCAAGATTTAAAAATGGCAGAATTCTGGAAACAAAAAGCAACAGAGGGAGGATTTGCTGTTCACAGACGGGGCGCCTATACATTTATGGATATGAATCCTATCAATACACGCACAACTGACCGAAATTACATACAGAATCAGCAATATGTTGCAGGCAATGGCGAGTCTGATCAACTCGGCCAAAATCCGTATTTTGATCGATTTGATGTTGTAACTGACCCTTTTAATGTAGCACGTGAACTTCGTGCCACGGTCTATGAAGATAAAGTGGATAGAGGACTTCTAGAATCAAAGCGTCTCCTGAATCGCACTTACACGACGCGATATGTTGAACCAGACTATGTTGCGAAGAATTCACTTGATACTCTTAATTCCTATGAAGATCTCCGACCTCGTCTAAATACAATGGACAAGACATATCGAAAGTATAATGGCTAATCGAATCTCAACTCAATCGCCATAAGATGCTTCTGCATCTGCTTCGCAGCCGGCGGTTCCTTCTCCGTCTGACGACGACGTGTCGACCGAGCAGATGAACTAGTTGATACTGTTGCAGAGGATACCATTGTTGAGATTGTGCTTGTACTGTTTGTAGAATCTGTGGAGTTGGCCGTTGAATTGCGCACCTTATTCTGCTCCTTCATTGCCTTATTCATATCGGCCTCAATAGTCGGAGCATGGAGACTCAAATATGTCAAAACATTCTTCTCAATGGCCCAGCGAAAGAAGTTGAGTTTGCCGACCGTTGTTAAGAACGGCTCCTCACCAGGAATCTGAAACAGGATTCGTTCCCGACGACAGAAGGGGTCGAAGAGTTTCTTAGAATACGCCTTGAGTTGCGACTTGTAGTTCGTATAGACGAGAAACTCCTGGCCATCCAGAATATAGACCGTATTGTGACGCTTGGAATAGTTTGTCACAAACCAGTCTACAAGACGCAGAGAGAGATCCGAGGTGCCCTTTAACATTGGCAGAACCTCCTTCATATCCGTGCGACCGGTATAGAACTTTTGTAGACTATTGACAATAAGTTCCTGCTTGCAGTGAATCTTCTTCTTACGAGTACCAGATTCCCCCGAATCAGGACGAAAGACAGGCGGGGACGGAAGGGGCTGTAGGATCTCCATGTGCTACTTGGCTACGCGCTGATATTTCTTAAGCCGGTGAATTTCTAGTGAAGTAGGAGAGGGATGGGAGATCCAACTGTCAGTCTATTACCTCAACCAGCTACACCAGCACCTATACAGGCCATGCATGGTGGCGGTATGGGCGGTGGGCCTGAAACTGTAAGTCTATTACCACAGCCAGCAGTCGCGGCACCCATACAGGCCATGCACGGAGGTGGTCCTGAAAATGTAAGTCTCTTGGCTCAACCGACTGTGCCGGCTCCTATTGAACCTGTACGTGGTGGTGGACAGATGGGCGGAGCAAATATACCAACTTTTACACTAAAATCTCTAAAACAGGTACAAATTGTTGCTGAAGAGCCAACTCTCTTAACTGTAGATTTGCTGAACGCATACAGAGAAAAGAGAAAGGGTATCTGGGGTACACCACCTTCAAATTATGAAGAATCTCGGGGAAAACTCTTTCATCATGAAATTAAGACAAAAGAACCGGTGAAAATTTTTTATATTTATTCCTGGGACAATTTTCTACGATTTGTCAAGACAATTGCAAATGATAAAATTAAGAAAAAGAATTTCATCTATATCTTTTTTTCCAAACTTGATAATATTACTCTTTTTAGTTTAATTTTTAAAAAGTATATACGGCTTGTCACGGAAACACCGGCAGAAGTTTTTTTTCTCTACGATCGCACGGGCCCTAAAAATCAGATTGTCTGGGATTCAAAACATCGTGAAGATAAGGCTGAAAAGAAATTTCTCTTTCTAGAACCAGCATCTATATCTGTTCCGTATTTAAAAGAGGGAAAAGAGTATAGACTCCTTTTATCGGCAACAGGTGTTCCTCCTCCCGAAGTTCCAAAAGACTATATTGGTCTTACACCAAAAGAAACAGGAGGTGATCTTTTAAAATTCGAAGAGAAGGATGGCGACTACAAGCCAAAATCGCTCTTCAAACTAACTCCTGATAAATTCTATTCTGTCGATACTCCTAAAACGGCTGTAAATGCAAAAGAGTATTTACGACGAAAGTATGTATTATTTACATTTGAGGATACAGAGGAAGAGGAAGAGACTGAAATTTCTGAGGAGGAGCCCGTCACTTCGGCACCTCCTGTAGTAGCTGAGCCTGTAGTGACAACTGCGACTCCTGCTACCCCTGCTGAACCTGTAGCCGTGCCACCTCCTCTGCAACCTGACCCGTATGTACTGAAACTTAAGGGCACTGTTGCTGTACGCATTGGAGTGGCTGTATTTGAACTGCGCAAACCGACACTTGCTGTTCAGAAAGAATGGAATGAGGGAACATTTTCAGATTCTGAAAAGGCCTTTTTTGCCGATATTGGAATTACAGAAAAGTTTATTGAATCTGCAAAGGGTGCTGCTCCGCTCTCTGAACTTCAAACTCGGAAAGAGAGTCTTCTAAAGAAGCGTAGTGATGTCTTGACTCGTCTTGTAATCAACCGGTGTTTTAAGGAACCGAATTTACTCTTAACTCAAGAATGTGAACCTGTGCGAGAATTCCTACAGGAACTCTATGAACTTATACAGATAGATCGCGCAAATCTGTTTAGAAAGACGTTTGCTGGAATTGCACCGGCTATTGTGAATCTTCAAAAACAGAAGATTGGACAGGTTATCTTTACACGAAAGGAGATTATGAGTCTCTTGGAGGGCCTTGTGCCTATATC